GCACGATTGAAAGCTGATTCCGAAAGGAACAGTTTTAGATTCGAGGCAAGCCAATTATTGGATGTTACCACCCGCCAAGCACGCCTCACCATACGCAAGGCTAATTCAGCCCTTGCTGGTAGAGATGTAATCTGAGCCTCCTCTTTCATTGAAATTGGAGAATAATTGTTTGGACCTACGAATGTTTGGTTTGCAAAGTTGAACATTCCGACTTCTGAAATGTACGATTTAGCTAATCCGATTTGGATACCTAAAGTCTTACAAAGTCGCATGTACTCTTCCGCTACCTTACGGTTCGCAATCACTATATCGTCTCCAAGGACTAAGTAGTCGATGAAGGAAATAATAGAAGATCGTCGGGTTGCCCCAACGTTAACTGCTGCCCATAGGACAATCGCATGATGTGCGAGAGCCATTGAGGCCCAGCTCGTTAATGCGCCCATTGGTTGGCCGGTGTTGTACCGTAACCTTGTTGAACTTAGGTCCTCCTCGAGACCTTGCATTTCGATGTCTTTCATCATGTCGCCCGGGACTTTAAAATCCCGGTTGACTAGTAATTCTAGCCACAAGTCAACTATAAACTGCGGGAGCACATACGAGAACAGCGCGCGGTATAGGGCCAACGGAATTGTATCCGTTGCCGATTTAAGGTCGAGAGACCATATTTCGGTGTACCCTCTCTGCGCAAATTCCCGCACTTTTCCCTCTTGGTCGAACGTGGCATCTTGCGGTAAAGCCCGTAGGACATCAAACATCCAATCATGGAGAGGTTTGAGGACGAAGTTTGTCCAGTAATCAACTATGGCAATGGTTCGTACTTTCCCAGCTGCTTCATACAAGTTATGGAGTCGCTGTAAAACTAAGTGCTTAGTACGAAGGAGTCCAAGGTTTAATCCAAGGATCCCTGAGGCTACACTTGTGGTTTGTATAGGACTTGCGCCTGGTTTCTGGCCCTTCGCCACTACGTGGTGAGGCATTATTTGCGTCGCAAGGATATAAGATGTTTTGAACATCTTCGCTGTCATACGGAAGCTTTTCACAAGCTCATCTTGTCCAGTGGCCTTAAGCCATTCTAGGATCAAGTTCCGGGGTACCCCAATATGTTCTCTTATATGAGGAAGGAGTTCTTCGGCTGGAACTGGAGGCAACGCAGGCTGTAGTATTGCGATCTCTTGCGAGTTTCGCTCTACCCATTCTGCATCCGTTGCACAGAACCATAAGAAGGCATCCAAC